GGCAGACAATCCAGTAATCTGTTTCCAAGCTAGCAAATAAAGAGTCACAAGGCCCACACTATTGTCCATGCTTGTGGAAGAATGGCCAGTGGTCAAACCGGTGCCTTTCCTATAAACATCACCTGTGGATGTGGTGTTCAAGAGTTGCTCTGCAACCTGCTTATAATTGATATCAATAAGACGGGCGATACGATCCCTATCTTTATGATGCTCAAAGCCCTTTTTACGGATGGCAGCAATTATATTAAGTACGTTGCCAGATAGAGTTGAGTCAAATTCTGACATGTCACCTGCGTAATGAATTTGGCATCGGCTGTGACATGTGTACACATAGTCCATCCAATACCCATTTAAAGGCATGCCAACCTTAATGGGCGTGGTTGTCCAACGGAAAGTATGGTTGGGTGAGTAATTCCATACTGTGGACATGATGTACTGGCCAATTGGGGAGCCCACAACAGTCCGCAACTTGTCAGCCAAGTATTTACGAGGTGGAAGAGCCTCATCCTTCACTGACACATGGGCCACCGGAGCAAACAAAGGTGCGATTTCAAAAGTCCGACGCCACAATTTCTTAAAGTTTGCATAGCCAATGGATTTAATAAACTTCCAACGGCTGTGCTTCTTGCGGGGGTTGTCAGGATCAACCATAAAACTTCCAAGGGCATACTTCTTCTCCCACATTTTAATGATATAATTCATGGGTGTGATGCGAGAGTAACGGAAGATATCTCCAACCAAGTGCCAAACGTCATTGATGTCTAGATCGGGGTAGTCATATTGCGGGCTTTTAAAGTACCTGGCAATAGACTCGAGTTCATTTTCTTGACTCCTGTACTCCTCAGTGCGACGAAACTCCACTGCCTTCACACGGAGGGGGTCAAGAGCGGTGTCAATGTACACTTTACGGTTGTGGATGCCTTGCTGCCAGTCCGTACCTGAAACCAACCAGTCAGCGTATGCCTGACCAGACCCGAAGCGGGATGGCTCAGTCAAATTGACATTGATGGGCCACCCGGCTTCACGCATGAGATCCAAAGTCTCTTGTATGTGCTCAGCATCATAGGTACCTTTCCCCCCCATAATGTAGTGAGGCAGACCCAGGTCACTGACAGCAACAGCGAGGCGTGCAACAGTGTCAGTGAAAACAGACAACAAGTTCGAACGGCCTCTGCCCGGCATGAAACCGGAACGATTGAGCCATTTCCTTGAAACAAAGTTATACTCGACAACAAGGTTAGTGAGGTCAACCGCAATGGCTGCAATTGTCCATTGACAGTAGTCGTAAAAATCCTGTGATAATAATGAAATCACAAAGGATAGCACACGAACAAACACAC